GAAACAAGGACGGAGAGGTTCATTGGCATAGCCGAGCGTGGCACGCTGCCCATCCCGTTGCGTTACTACGCTGCTCACACTGGGCGCTGGGGTGGTAGCGACAAGATCAATATGCAGAACCTGCCGCGCAAGTCGCCGCTCAAGTATGCGATCCAAGCCCCGGAGGGCCACCTGCTTATTGACAGCGACAGTAGCCAGATCGAAGCACGTACTCTGGCGTGGCTGGCTGGGCAGCAGGACTTGGTCGAAGCCTTTGAAAAGGGTGAGGACGTTTACAAGATCATGGCGTCCAAGATTTACAACAAGACCGAAGAAGACGTTACCAAGGACGAACGGTTCGTAGGCAAGACCACGATCCTTGGGTGCGGCTACGGCATGGGTGCCGCCAAGTTCCGCAAGCAGTTAAAGGCGTTTGGAGTAGAGGTTTCTGAAGACGAAGCACAGGCTATCATCGACACTTACCGTAAGTCTTACCCGGCCATTACTAAGCTGTGGCGTGAAGCTGGTGATGCGCTGAAAGCTATAACGAACAACCAGACGACCCCGTTGGGCCGCAATGACGTATTGTTGGTGGAGGGGGAGAAAGGCATACGCCTACCGAACGGACTGTATATTAAGTACCCCAACCTGAGGACGCATAGTAACGAAGGCAAGACGGAATACGTTTACGATACCAAGAAGGGCAAGACGACTGTGCCTAACCGTATCTACGGCGGCAAGGTGGTCGAAAATCTGTGTCAGGCTTTGGCCCGCATTATCATTGGCGAACAGATGCTGATGATCGCAAAGAAGTACAAGGTGGTCATGACTGTGCACGACGCTATCGCGTGTATCGTACCCGCAAGTGACGTTAACACCGCAAAAGAGAACGTAGAAATCTTTATGCGGATGCGCCCCGACTGGGCGATGGACTTACCCCTTAACTGCGAAGCCGGAAGCGGCGGAACTTACGGAGATTGTTGATGAACAAATACAGAGAACTACTAAACTACGCACAGAGCCGGGGGCTTCGAATTGAAAACGGCAGCAAGCACACCAAACTATTTACCCCCGAAGGGCAGCTGGTACAGGTAATATCTGGTAACTCTAGTAAAAACAGTAAGTTTCCCTTCAAGGATCAAATGCGGCAGTTAGATAAATACATAGAGAGGGCGCAAAAAAGATGACCGAAGAAAAACCAGAACTGCACCCAGTAGTAGACCTATTCCTGCGCCGTGCTGAGTCTCACCCGGAAGAAATAGCCAATGGTAGATGGGGGTGGGTGCTAGATAACATTCAACAGTACGGATCAGAAGCAGAGAAAGCCGCAGTGCTGCCCGTCAGCAACAAGATAATGCTAGACAACATACACAAGAACTTCATGAGCGAATTGCTTAACCCGGAACAGTTGAATTTGTTTAGCGTAGGTAGCGTGGACGCAGATATAAACCCGCTAAAAGCACAAAACCTATGGAAGAAACTAGGAAAATTATGACCGACTACAAATTCACCCAAGACTGGTTTCACTGGGCACCGGAGTTATGGGAGAAGCTGATCCCCCTGCTGCCCGAACGTATGGCTTTCCTAGAACTCGGTTCGTTCGAAGGGCGCAGCACTGTCTGGATCGTAGAGAACATGATGCAGGATGGTGGCTTCATCGACTGTGTCGATACGTGGGCCGGGGGCGAAGAACACGAAGTTCTGGATATGGGAGAAGTAGAAAAGAACTTCGACCATAACATCGACAAAGTGCTTGGTGGCGCAAATGTAAAGCCACAAATAACTAAAGACTTCTCGTATCGCGTACGGCACTCCAGCGCTGGCCCCGATGCGGCTAACAAGCGGGTGTATAAGTACAAGACGAAGTCCACGATAATGCTGGGTGAAAAGCTATGCGACCCCCAGTTCTCCCGCCAACCGCTCTACGACTTCATCTATATCGACGCTTCGCATACCGCGCCCGACGTGCTGACTGATGCGTGTATGGCGTGGCCGCTGCTGAAGAAGGATGGCGTTATGGTGTTCGACGACTATCTGTGGGGCGACCCCAAGAACATTCTGCACAGGCCCAAGCTGGCTGTTGATGCTTTCACGAATATCTTTGCCGAGCAGTTACTTCCGGTTCACTTTGGATACCAAGCGGTAGTGAGAAAGAAATGACCGACCAAAAACCAACCAGACCAAGCGTGATGATCGCCACACCGATGTACGGTGGTATGTGCACGGGCTACTACGTGCAAGGCGTTCTGCGTACGGTAGCCAAGCTGCGTGAGCTGGGTGCGCCTGTATTCTGGGCGCATATCATGAACGAAAGCCTCATCACCCGCGCCCGCAACGAACTGGCGCGTGTATTTCTTGAGCAGGGCTACGACTACCTTATGTTTATCGACGCAGACATTGGGTTTGATGAAACGGCGGTCTTAAACCTTCTTGCTGCAGACAGAGACGTTGTATGCGGGCTGTACCCCAAGAAGGAAGTTGACTGGAAGCAGATCAACAAGGCCGCGAAAGAAGGCAAGGACAACCTGCAGGACTATGGCGGTGCGTTTGTCTTTAACATGATCGGCGGGGCTGATGCCGAGACGGATGACAACGGGCTGTTCGAAACCCGGCATGGCGGTACTGGCTTCATGCTAATCAAACGGGGGGTATTTGAACACCTTATGCCCCATGTGCCCACCTATCGCGTATCGACCCACAAAGACCCGCAGACCGGGGAATACTACAAGCCCCTGACGCATGAGTTCTTTGCTACTAGTATCGACGCTGGTGGAGCACTGCTGTCGGAGGACTACCACTTCTGCGAGCTGGTGCGTAAGCACGGCGGCAATATCTATATCAACCCATTCATCAAGCTGGAGCACGTGGGTACTTACGTATTCTCCGGTGACATTCTTAAGTCGGGGGGTAACGTGAAATGAACGATAAGTTTGCGCGTAACACCGAAGGTCTCCGTGACGCACTAATGTCTGAGATGGAAGACATACGCGCGGGGATAGCTGCTGCACCTGAGGCCATGGCGTTTGCCGCGCTGGCGGGGCGCGTGATTGAAGCGTTAGAGGTAGATATCAAGGAACAGATACGCCGGGATAATTTAGAAGACAGGGCGCGGGAACGCGCCGAAGAAAAACGTCGTTTGGTTGTTGAACGACTGAAAGAACGGCGGTTGTTACTGGAGGCATCTAAGGATGCGCTAGAAATAGCCAAAGAAGAAGCCGAGGCTTTTGAAGATGCCTGAATACTTCGAAGTTACTGTGTACGTTAAGAGAAATCGTTACGGTGAGCCGAAGCCAGAAAAATGGACTATGAGCGAAGGCGAAACTAGTGACTTAGTCCAGCTTGGGTTCCACACAAAGAAGTACACACACCACCCCATAGCTGTCGTACATGAACTTATGGAAGACAAGCGGTTCAGGCACTTGTCCATAGAGCGTCTACACAAACTTGTTGCTATGTGGGGACCAACGCGGTCACAATCATGGCCTAAGTTTTATTATAACGACTTGGACGAAAAACTAGATGAAATACAAATAAACCCTAATGAAACCGTAAGACCTGTCGCCGTACTTGGTGGGCTAAGTTGTATGTGTTGCGACAACATGGCTTGGGAAGCCCCAGTGCTTGGTGAAGAAGACCAGCACTGGATACCCGAAGAAGTAGAAGAAGCTTTTAAAGAAACAGAGAGGCAGCAACGTATATTCTCTAGGTTGTGGGATAAATATCCTGCTCCCCTCCTGCCGGTGCTATGCCCTGAGTGCCTAGCCAAGACGCACAGAGTTAGACGTAAGGATTATCATTTTAGATACGACGAAATTCACGCATTAAAATGTTTAGCAGAACTAACCAAACAAACCATAGGAGCAAACAATGAGAACAGACCTACGCAAAGCCGCAAAAGACGCATTAACAGCCGCTAAGGATAATCCCGCAACTGCGGTAACCAAGCTGGTCAAGAAAGCCAGCGTCAATAACAACCTACAAGCCGCCCTGACCCGACTCGGTGCGCAGCAAGTGATACGGGATTTCTTTGCCGCGCAACGTGCAGCAGCGTTTAGTTTTGCCACAGGGAGGGTTGCCGCTAACTTAGACAATCCAGAAGTAGCAGAACGTGTATCCGCAAGAATGGCGCGTCAGGCTTTTTGGGATGCTTATACTTTGTTCGGTATGTCGCCACTGCGCACAGCTACGAAGCAGCAGTTGTTGGATAGCGCGAACGCCAGAGAAACTCAGGCTAATTCGGAGTTGCGGTTGGCTAGGTTTGAACGTGCTATCGCTTCCAAGTTAACGTCGCCACAAGACGTAGTCGAAAGCAAACTCACACTGGCAACAGTCGAGCGGCTTGCTACTAAATACAGGACTGCAAAATAATGAAGTACGGCTACGATATGCTCCGCGAAGCGGGGCGGGTTATCAAGGACCGGGGCGAGAGCTACGGCCCGATGCACGAGAACATGGATCGTATTGCCAAGATGTGGGCGGTACTCCTAGGTACGCCAGTGACCCCCTCGCAGGTTGCCATGTGTATGATTGCTGTTAAACTTGCCCGTTTGGTGGAAACTCCACAGCACCAAGACAGTGTCACGGATATCGCGGGATACGCAGCGGTGCTGCGGGAATGTCAGATCGGACCTGTTAGCGAAGAGAAGGACACGGAATGAGCGCACACTACGACAAAGACGCTAGAGCTATCCTGCTTGAACTTCGTGAAGGCAGGAGCGAAGCAGAGTATATAGATGCCATGTGGGGTCAGCGGTATCCGGCGGCAGTTCCGAAAGCTAGTAGCGGCTGGCCGTACAAACCCAGCGCGGGTGTCGAAGAACCTAACAAGTTAAGAAAAATAAAATGACTAAGGTAGCTTGGACCAAAGAAAAGATTGCGGCGCTACTGCGGTACACCCGGGAAGGTATGAGCGCAGCAGAGATAGGCAGGAAGTTCGGCCTGACCCGCAGTGCCGTGCTGGGCAAACTGTTTCGGGTTAGAGCGAAAGAGGGTGAAGACATAGCTCCCCGTATGATTACAGGGAGGCCGAAGGGAGAAGTAAAACCCAAGGCTGCACCTACCGCACCTAAGATAACAAAAGACAAGACGGACAAGGAACGGCAACGGCAAATATACGCCGTACTAAACCGGGCTGGTAAGTATCTAAAATCAACCGGGTTCAACCCCACCCCCGGCCTGTCCACCAAGCCGGTCAAGGTAAAGAAAACCAAGTGGGACGACGTGGACCCCAAGACCCCGGGCTTGATCCGCATGATGGACCTGAAGAACCAGATGTGCCGGTGGCCGTTAAACAACGCCGTGAACGGAGACTTTTACTTCTGCGGAGGGCAAGCCAAACCGGGTAAATCCTACTGTGCAGAACACCACGCGATAGCGTATGTACCGAAAGGCGGTAAATAATATGAGAGCACCAACAAGATATACGCACATAAACGGAATTAAATATTGCTCCAAACGGGAGCAGGTGGAATTAAGTGACAAAAACATAAACGCCGCTGCGTACCGGATGGACTGGGATGACAAGCGCAAGCGCATGATTAGCGGTAGGGAAGACAGCATCAAGCTGCTAAAATACAGCGCGGAGCGCGGCATGAGCCGTACCCGTATGTGCCAGATTTGGGGTGATGATTTCGTACGCATTGTATTGGAAGAAATGTGATGAGCAAGCGCACAAAACCTAAACCGCCGCTTTACTTTGTTACGTGTACCCTAGCGCTTCTGGGTGGTTTAGCTTTTTGGATTGCTTTCTTTTTATTGGTTGCGTGGTTGACATGATTACGTGGTCTTATAGCAGCATCAAGACTTTCGATCAGTGCCCGAAGAAATACTACCACTTGAAGGTAGCACGCGATGTGCAGGACGAAGGGGGCACGGCTTCTATCTACGGGCAGGAAGTCCACAAAGCTGCTGAGGAATACGTGCGTGACGGCACCCCGGTGCCAGCGAAGTTCAAGTTCGTGGAAGACACGGTAGCTGCGTTCAACAACATCCCCGGCGAAAAGCACTGCGAGATTAAGCTAGGTGTAAAGAAGACGGATACTGGCTACGAACCCTGCGAGTTCTTCGCCAAAGATGTGTGGTGGCGCGGCGTGGCAGACCTGCTCATCATCAACGGGGCCAAGGCGTGGCTGGCCGACTACAAGACCGGGAAGAACACCCGGTATGCGGATACCAAACAGCTGGACTTACTGGCTGGTGCGGTGTTTCTGCACTTCCCGCAGGTCAAGCGGATCAAGTCTGCTCTGGCTTTCGTAGTCGTTAACGAGTTTATCAAGAAGAACTACGATGCCGGTAAGGAGAAGGAATGTTTGTCGGTGTTCGACAACGAGCTTACCCGGCTGGAGACTGCACATAAGACAGGCGTGTGGAACCCCGTGACTGGGCCGCTCTGCAAGTTCTGTCCGGTTGTAACCTGCGAACATAATAGGAAGAGATAGGAGAAACTAATGCCTCGTGACTATAAAAAAGAAGCTGCATACGAAAATACCCCTAAGCAAGTCAAAAACCGTATGGCCCGTAATAGAGCACGGTACAAACTGCTAAAAGCTGGCAAGGTGCATAAGGGCGACGGCAAGGACGTTGACCACGCCAAGCCGCTGTCCAAGGGCGGCACCAACGCGACCAGTAACCTGCGGGTTAAGAGCGCCAGTGCCAACCGTTCATTCGCCCGTAATTCTGACAGCACTGTGAAGACCAACAGGCCGAAGAAGAAATGACCATCCTCACTGACTACGACTGGCCGGGTAAGTTCAAACCGTTTGCCCACCAGAAGGAAACTGCTGACTTCTTGGCCCGCCGCCGCAAGGCGTTCTGCTTCAATGAGCAGGGTACAGGTAAGACTGCGTCCGTTATCTGGGCTGTAGATCATTTAATGAAGCAGGGCAAGGTGAACCGTGTGCTGGTGATCTGCCCCCTGTCCATCATGAAGTCGGCGTGGCAGCAGGACCTGTTCAAGTTCGCCATGCACCGCAGCTGCTCTGTAGCCCACGGGGATGCCAAGCAGCGGAAGAAGATACTCGCGGCTGGTTCGCAGTTCGTCATCATCAACTTCGACGGTGTTGCTGTCGTCAAAGAAGAGATAATGAACGGCGGGTTTGATCTTATCGTGGTGGACGAGGCCAACGCCTACAAGAACCCACAAACCACCCGCTGGAAAGTATTGCGGGACGTGGTCGCTAAGGCCAAGGGTCTATGGATGCTTACTGGTACGCCAGCAGCACAGTCGCCTCTGGATGCCTACGGCCTAGCCAAGCTGGTTAACCCAGACAACACACCCAAATACTATACTCATTTCCGCGATCAGGTTATGTACAAGGTTACCCAGTTTAAGTGGGTCGCCAAGCCGGGGTCGCAGACTACAGTCCATCAGGTGCTGCAACCCGCCATCCGGTTCGAACGCAGCCAGTGCCTAGACCTGCCGCCAGTAACCCACGTAGACCGCGAAGCCCCGCTGACACCCCAGCAAGCCAAATACTACCACCTCCTCAAAGAGAAACTGCGCGTAATCACGGACGGCGAATCAGTTACCGCTGTCAACGCTGCTGTAAATATCAACAAGCTGCTGCAGATCAGCGGGGGTGCGGTCTATACGGATACTGGAGAGGTTCTGGAGTTCGACGTTAGCAACCGACTGAACGCCGTGCTGGAGGTGATCGAAGAGGCCAGCCACAAGGTGTTGGTGTTCATACCCTTCAAGCATACTATAGATACGCTCAACACCCTGCTGAACAAGCACGGCATACAGAGCGAAATCATCAACGGCGACGTGTCGGTGAACAAGCGGGCAGATATCGTTACCCGCTTCCAGAACAACCCGGAACCCAAGGTTCTGCTCATTCAGCCACAGGCTGCATCCCACGGATTGACGTTAACGGCGGCGAACACCATCATCTGGTATGCCCCGGTGACTTCTGTAGAAACTTACCTACAGGCAAACGCCCGCATCAACCGCCCCGGCCAGCACAACCCGATGACCATTGTGCACATCAAGGGTAGTGAGATAGAAGATAAGCTGTACCGGATGCTCCGGGCCAACATTAACAACCACGAAAAAATTATCGACCTGTACTACAAAGAACTGGCCGAAGAAGCTTGACTATGTCAAAGTCTGTGTTTATCTGTAGGCGGTGTAAAGAAATAAAACAGGAGCAACCGTGATTGACATAGTAGACGCACCAAAGGAAGACACCGAACAGCTTGTGGTTCAGTACATCAAGCTACGGGAACAGATTTACGATCTGGAAGAGAAACACGAAGCAGCGGTCAAGGCGCTTAAGGATGAGCAGGAGCAGATCAGCAATCAGCTTATCTCCGTCTGCAACGCACTGAACGCCGACAGTATCCGCACTACCGCTGGCACAATCTCCCGGACAGTTACGAACCGCTACTGGGTCAGTGACTGGGAGAATATGTACGACTTTATTAAGGAGCATGATGCCCCCCAGCTGCTGGAGCGGCGCATCCACAACAAAAACATGAAAGAGTTTCTGGAAGAAAACCCCGACTTGCTACCAATCGGACTTCAGGTAGACAGCCGGTACACAGTCAGAGTCCGCAAAGCATCGAGCAAGTAAGGAGACATCATGTCTAATTTAGCAATCTTCAAAGACAAAAGCGTAACTGCGCAAGGGCCGCGCGAACTCAGTGATCTGGCAAAATCCCTTGCTGGTAAGGGCGCAACGTTCCGTCGTATTCAGGCCAACACCAACGGTACCTTCAAGCGCATCGTGAATGGTGAGCAGGTTGGAAATGCCGTCCGTAGTGAGATCAACGTAATTGTGGTTGGTGTGTTGCCTAGCGTATCGCGCACCTTCTATAAGGAAAAGTACGACCCCAACAAGGAAGCCACGCTCCCTGACTGCTGGTCTAATCTTGGTGACAAGCCGGAAGACGCAGCCGGTAACCCGCAGAGCAGCAACTGTATGAGCTGTCCGCAGAACGTTAAGGGTTCTGGTGACAACGGCGGTAAGGCTTGCCGCTACCAGCGTCGTATTGCTGTGCTTCTGGCGGGTGATCCGTCTGGTGACGTGTACCAGTTCAACGTCCCGGCCAAGTCTCTGTTCGGTAAGGGCGATGGTAACGTGCATCCGTTCGAAGGCTACGTTAAATTCCTGACCGCCAACAGCGAAAGCATCGACAACGTCGTTACCAATATCAGCTTCGATGCTAACGCCAACACCATGGAGCTGCAGTTTAGCCCGCAGCGCCTGACCACCGATGAAGAGTACGAGATGGTACGTGCGGCCCAAGCGCGGCCTGAGACCAAGATGTACACGGTGCTTACGGTGGCCCAGACGGACGGCGTTAAGAAGCAGCCTCCGGCTGTGGAAACCAAGGCCAAGGTCGTGCGCAGCGACGAGCCGGAAGAAGTCGAGCTGGATGCACCTGTCGAGGTTGCGCCTACGAAGCGCAGCAGCAAGAAGCAGGAAGCAGCCCCTGCCCCTAAGAAGAGCATGGCTGAAACCATCGACGATTGGGGCGACGACGATTAACCATGAGCTATGGATACAGCGCACGGTTGATAGAAGTAAATAAAAAGGCAGACGCGCGTATGCTTGGCGTGCGGCTAGGGAGGGTTTGTATGAAGAACGACATTCCCGTGTCCCTAGTCGCCGCCAAGTTCCGTGTGAGTAGACAGACGATTTACAACTGGTTCTGTGGGACGCATACCCCGCACTCATCGTTGCAAAACGCTCTGTCTGCCTTCTGCGATAGCCTTACTTCTAAAAACTAAACACGTACTACAAACCCCTTAGTGGCCGGAGACGCAAGTCTCCGCATGAGCACCCATGTCTCAATTTGATCTCCTCACTACAGTGCAGCCCACCGAAGGATGGTTTGCGGTTATTGGGATTAAGGACAAGGGGGTGGTCCAGAAGTTTACGCAGAGTAGGGAAGAAGTAGACGTTATAGCTGCCAAGTTCATGGCGCAGAAGCGCAACGTGTTCTTCGGCGTTGCGAAATACAAAGAAGAAGGTAGCCGCAAGAAGGACAACGTCAAAGCGCTTAAGGCGTTCTGGCTAGATATCGACTGCGGCGAAGCCAAGGCCGAGGTTAACGAAAAGACGGGGAGGCCGGATGGGTATATCGACCAAGCTACGGGACTGCAGGAATTAAAGCGGTTCTGCAAGCTGGTCGGTATGCCCAAGCCGGTCCTTGTTAACTCAGGGCGCGGCATACACGTATACTGGCCGCTTACTGAAGAAGTTACCCGCGAAGAGTGGGAGCCTGTGGCTGACAGGCTGCGTGAGCTTTGCAACACCCATGATCTCTACGTAGACCCAGCTGTCTTTGAGGCTGCGCGTGTGCTGCGCATACCGGGTACCCTGAACTTCAAGGACGACCCGCCCACCGAAGTCACGGTGCTGAACGAAGCTGGGCCAATCGAACTAAGTGCGTTCAAAGCGCTGCTTGGCGTGCAGGAAAGGGAACCAAAACCCGAAGCGCCCAAGCGTGAACTGAGCGAGCTCGCCAAGTCTTTACAGGCAAACATAGACACAAGCTTTGCCAAGATAATGCGCCGCAGCGCAGCAGGTAACGGGTGCAAGCAGTTACTGTCCTGTTACGAAGAGCGGGAAAGCCTGTCAGAAGTCCGCTGGTTTGACGCCCTGTCCGTGGCAAAGTTCTGTCGGGATAAGGACAAAGCCAGCCATAAGCTATCGGCGGTGCTCCCTGACTACGACCCCGAAGCCACTGAAGCCAAGATTAGGCATATCGGTGGACCGCACTCCTGCGCCACGTTCGAGAGAAATAACCCGGGTGGCTGCGAGGAATGCCCGTTTAAGGACAAGATTACTGGTCCCATTTCGTTGGACTAGGTGCTTGCCTCCCAGTAACTATCTCCCAACTGCTAATAGCAGGCTGAAAGCGTCCCCAGTCCTGAGTAACTTCCGTTTTGTATACGACTGAGCTAAGGCCTTCGATACGGTTAGGATTTGCCCCGTTGTTCTTTGAGTCGTCCACGATTGGAGTTGGCAGCAAGTCGGATCGGTTGACTATCTGAGCGAGAGTAACCGAATGAAGAGAGCCTTCCTTTTGCTGCGAGCTCTTTAGATTGCCTGTGTATTGGTCACTCACCGTCGGGGTAGGCAACGACGAAGACTCGGAACCTGTTGTGTGGTGCCCCGGCGTCGGCAGCTCGAACACTTGTCCACCTCGCAGAATACCCGACGTCTGCCAAGTCTCCAAGTACGCTTCCAAGTGCCCGCAAAGCAGGTTCACTTGGTTCGTCTCCCAAACACCACGAACAGGGTTCCACGTGGCTATTGGCTGCTGCGCTAAGTATTCCTCTGACATTTTCGATTACTACCTTTCGTGGTTTTAAGATTTCG